TTAATTCTTCTAGTTGCAGTATGTTGTTTGCTGAAAAAGCCGTCGATCCAGATCCATAGTATCGAACAGCCGTAGCGTTGGCCGCTGCCATCGATTGTGTAGCGTTATAACCAGATCCTATTGGGTATTCAAACTGTATATTACCAAATGTAACACCGTTAGCTGCGTTTCCAGATATGTTAGTTATTTCAAAATAACCTAACTCTGGCTTGTCTATGTTTAAAAATCTTGTAGTTGTATTAGTAATATCTATGTCTAATGTTCCATACTCTAAAACTATGTTAGTAGAAGTTATTGAGTTTACTACGCAGGCCGAGTTAGCTGGTAAATATTCATTTAATGTGTCTTTAGCAGTAGGTAAACTAGTTGCTGGATCTATGAAAGAAATAGGATCATAAGGAGCGTATTTAGCTACAGATATATGATCTTCATTGGTGTAATAAGTAGGATTTGCTATAGCTGTTTCTACATTAATTTTTCTAGGTTGATTTCTATTGTCTGTAAAAAACAACAAGTCTTCTATTAAATCAACACCTAACATAGGATGTGTTTTAGAAAAATTTAAAAAAGCGCCTTGAACAATAATACCGCTAGCTGCGTTGCCACCTGCTAATGGCCCTTCAATGTAAGCTATATAGCAGTTAGCTCCAGCTATAGTTCCACCTGCTGGATGAGGTACGCTATCTACTGGAAAATTACTAAGGTTATCAGGCGACGAGTCATTAAAATTTGTAGCAAACACATATATTCTGTCTTTATTTGTATCTACATAATAACCTATTATTTCAGTATTACTTGCAAATCCAAAGTTTGAATATTGAGAGTTTCCAAGAATATTTTCAACCACGCCTTCATCAGGTCCTTCACTTTTACTTACAGATATGTTTTGACCATCTCTATATTCCCCTTGAGGTAGTAATCTTTCATCTAGGTCTTTGTTCATTCGACCCTTACTAAAAGTGTGTTTTAACTCTGGCATTTAATTAGTGTTTTATCCACTTAGACTTACCTCTCATTACTTGAGCTATTTCTCCAAGCTTAATATTTGATAATCTTATTTTAGCATTTCTTAATTTAGCAGATCTGTCTCTTTTAAATCTAGCAACTTGAAACTCTTGAACGTTAGTTCTACTAGCTATTATAGAATAAGCTATGTGTGCATACATAGCGTCTTCTGCCATTTTAGGTATTTTAGTATCTAAATCATAAGCTAAACCGTCAGATATGTATTCTAGCACTATCAACTTATCAGCTAAGTCGCTAGAAAAAGAAAAAGTACCTAATCTTTCATTTATACTGAACCAACCATTTTCTTGAGATATTTGAGGGTCTAATCCAAATCTTCTTCCATAATTTAATTTCCACCAAGCATAGTCAAACACATACATATTTTCCATGTCTCCATCTCCTACAATGTTGTCGGTATTATTAGTTTGCCATCTTTCTTCAGTTTCAGATTCATTAGCTAAATTATTTTGGCCATAAGCATTTTGAGTAGGAACTCCTTGCCCGTCTTGAATTGGCAAACTATATGGATTTGTAGTTATATTGTTTACTGGGTATATTATATGCTGTACACCTTGATTGTCGACCCATGATATTCTAACATAATTAACATAATCTTGTGGAATAGGTATAGATAAGCTAATTGGTATAGTTAGCTCTTGTGATTTGATACTTTTTAAAGTATCATAACTAAATTCTTGTAAACCTCTCTTTGCATGAAAAATAACATCTGATCTTTTTACTCTTGGTATTATTTTATCCATACCAACATAGCCAACAATAAAATTATTTACTATATCTTTTAAGCTTATGTAAGCATAGCTATTATAGTTTTCGTTTACAGCAGACTGCTTTAATTGCACATACACGTTAGCTGCTGTATAGGTACCTGTTAATGTTATAACATTATTTACAGCATCTGATATATATGAAATGTTTTCTGCTTGAGCAACACCATCTAAAAATATAGTATAATTAGAAGCTTGAGATATTTGTAATCCAGCGCTATCATAAGCACTAACAACATTAGTGTTAAATGTACACGTAAATGTAGGGTTTAGTGTATTTGTTAATTTAGGAAATAGTTGTTGACCAGAGTAGTATTGTGCGTTTGTTTCAGTTATTAGTCCCATTTTTATGATTTTTCATTTTGAGTATCTTGATTCAATTGAGAAGACGCTGCTTGAATAACTGCTTGATCTCTTATTATAACACCTGCGTATTGCAATATTTTTAATATAAGTTCAGTCTGTTGCATACTACTTATTTCAAAATTAACTGATCCAGTTGATGGTATGACAGGTGTTAAACTAAACCCAGGTGTTCCATCCCATACATATTGTCCTAAACCACCTACTCCATATGCCCATATTGGATCTAATGGTTTTCTTATGTAGTTAAAACCAATATCAGCAGTGGATGGGTTGCTTGTAGCTGGATAAACCGTTAATTTGTTTTCTTGATAAATAGCTATTGGATGATTAATGCTAGGTTGCAATAAAGGTGAAAGAGTTTGTTGATGATATTCTCTTTTGCTAACTATTTCTATTTCAGGAGATCCTATTGCTTTTTCGTAAAAAGCTGATCCAAACCTATGTAAGTCAGTTGGTAAAGTATATACATTACCAGCAACAGCAGATGCAGCTGCATTTTTTTCAAATACTTGAAACTCGTCTTTCATTTTATCCATACGAGAAGCAAACTCTACATCTGTTTTTGGCATACGTATATACTGGTTGTATTGCTCAAAAAAGTCTTCAAATATTTCTAATTGAGCTTGAGCAGCGACTTTATTAAACTCGTCAGGTGTTAGGTATCCTCTTTGTTCTTTATTTAGGACAGTTAACACTGTGGTATATACCGTATTTACGTTTATTGCCATTTTAATATTTTTAAAAAAAAAGGGTGGCGATAAAACCACCCTTAATTATAATCACTTGTTATTTTAGTTTTTTCTCAATTGATTTAAAAACTTCAACTCCTTCGTCTGTCTTTAAAAAAGCAGCAAACGCTGAGTATGGGTTTTCTTCAAAAGGTACTTTCATTAACTTTTTACCATTAGAAGCCCAAGAGAACGTTCTTTGATCTTGTGATAATGTAATTATACGCTCTTCAGTTGCTTTAACAGCAATGTTTCTTAATTGTATATTTTCATCATTAGCAAGTTGTAAGAATAAAGTAGGATTGTTTTTAGCAAACACTAATAAATCTCTTTTAAGTTCTTTAGAACTCATCTTATTAACTTCAGAACCAACTTCAGTTCTTAATATAGCTTCTGCATGGTCAATATCTAGTTCTCTAGATAAAGATAATGCTTGAAACTCATACTCTAAATATTCTAAATCATCAACAGCTTCTTTTACGTCGTCTTTTTCTTCGTATCTTTTACCTTTCTGCGGATGATATAAAGATAATAACTTTTGCAAAGCTTGTTTTTCTTTAGGAACAAATAAAGTACCGTCTTTAAATATTATATGCTCCATAGTGCATTCACCTTTTTGCTCTTCAACAAATGGGCTATTTTGGTTAGAAGCATGTCTAATTTCTTTTTGCTTACCTTCTTTAGGATCAAACCACAATAAAGGAAATCTTCTTGTGTGTCTTGATGGTAAAGTGTAAGTTAACGGTGCATAATCGTGTGTAAGATAATAAAGTCTATCTTTTATTTCCCAAGTATCTTTTTCAACTTTAGGAGTTTCAACGATTTTTTCAACCGTTTCTACAGCTTTTGCTGCAGGTTTTTTGTTTGTTTTTTCCATAATATAATATAATATAATAATTAAAAAAGACCCCGCCGAAGCGGGATCTTATTATTGTTTTAACTTAACGCTTCAATGTCTGTAGCGGTAACTTTAGAACTTAGTTCCGTTAACGGAGCAATTCCAGCACCACCCTCCATAACGTCGATAGCAGCAACAACTGCATCAACATCAGCTTGAGTTAGATTAGAAGCACCTGTTATTTGTACTTCTTTATTAGCCATATATCCTATGACTACTTTGTTAGATGTTAACTTAACTGAACCTACACCATCTGCAGATACTACGTCAAATTTATTGTTAGCTTTCGCTAATTTTATATGTCCCATTTTATTTATCTTTTAAATGTTAAACAATAATTAAGCTCCTTTAAATAACACGAAGTTATTAGCAGCTTGAGTTACTAAACATCTTTCAGATAAGAAACTTACAGTCATAGCATCTAGAGTGTCGGTGTATGCACCACCAACAGAACCAGTGATCCATGACTTCATTCTTCTATCATCAGTTTCAGAAGCTCTATATCTTACGTGTAAGAAAGGACGTCTGATGTTTGATCCTAACATTTGATCGTAAACTGTAGAAGTTCCAGCAGGAACTAACACACCTTTGATATTTGTAACCATACCTCTAGTAGAAGCATCATTTAAATATTTCCAGTCAGTTTTATAAAAGTCATAAGAACCTCTTCTAAAACCAGAAAAACCAAAGTTAAGAGCCATTTCAGCTTCGTTATCAAAAAAAACCGTAGGACGCAGACTGGGAGAAAGCAAAACCTCCACCAGCTTGAGCAGCAATCATATCATCAAAATCAAGAGCAGTAGCTCTGTCTAAAAATAACATGTTTTCTTCAATAGCACCTTGTAAATCTAATTGTTGTAAGATAGCATCAAAATCTCCTAATGCGCCAGCTCCAGGAGCAGCAGCACCAGCAAATCCAGAATATACATTACCTCTAGCATTTAGAGAAGCGAATAAACCTTCAGTACCTGTACCATAGTTATTAGTAGCAGTGTTAACAGTAACACCAGAAGCAGCAGTAGCTTTTTCACCTTCAACCATAGCCATTTCAAGATAATCTTCATATCTTAATCTAGTTTCTGATTCAGCTTTCATATACCACAAGTATCCAGATGTACCATCTTCAGTAGCAACTTCAATCCAACCGATCTGAGCAGTGTCAGAACCATTTACGAAATACTTATCTTTAATAATAATTGGTCTATTGCTATATTGAGTAACTTGAGGAGTAACAGAACCTATCATTCCTTCAGTACCTTTAGCAAAGTCAGAACCGTAAACAAACACTTTTAAATCTGAATTACCCAAAGCCGCAAAAGTAGCAGCAGTGTAACAAACAGCAGTAAAAGTAAAAGTTCCAGGTGCTGGAGTAGCATCGTTAGCTGTAGCAGTAACCAAACCTTTTAGTGTTAATCCAGAAGCTGGATCAAATACCACTATACTTTGGTTGATTCTTACAACTACTTCGTTAGGAGCAGCTCCAAGAGGTGTTTGCACAGTAAAAACTGTACCACCAGCATTATCAACTTTGTCTACATTGTCATAACCAACATGTAATCTATTTTGTTCAGACCAAATTACTTGATCCGATGTCATTGGCATTTCAGCGCCAACCATTCTTAAGAAACCTGATAACGTTCTGTTACCAAATCTTTCTACTTCTTGCTCATAAAGCTCAGGTAGATATTGTTGTGCAAAATCCGCAAAATTAGCTCCAGCTGCATCATTCCACTGTAAATAGTTAGTAGAAAGGATCGACTGATCTTGAGTAGGTGCTAATCCAGCGTTTGTCACTGTGAATTGTCCCATTATATTGAGTTTTTATTTTTTTCTTATTTTTAATTTAGCACTATTTATTCCACTAACCGCTTTTATTTTCATTCCACCTAAAAATACTGCATCTGGATCAGGAGATAATCTTGGTTCAGAATTAATATTTTTAGATTTAGCAAACTCTGTTTTCACAGCATCAGCTTTTCCTTGTTCATAAAAGTGACTAGCTATAGTGTCTATGTTTTGTGCCGCAAACAAAGATTTGTGGTAGTTACTTAAATCTGTAATTGCCCCATCTTCATTTAAGAACTTCTTAAGAAAATTTGCAATATCATTTTGATTTTTTGCTAACTCAGTTGGATTACTAATTTGATATTTTACATTTTTGTCTTTTAATTTAAAATCAAAACCTTTGAAATCTTCATTAAAAAACTTGTTTGATCTATCAATAAAATCTTCACGAGTCTTATTTACCTTGTCTTGCTCACTATTGTATCGGTTAAAAAAGTCCATTGCTTTTTGTTGCTCTTGAGTAACACCCGGTCTCAACTTGATCTCGTCGTAATATTTACTCTTTGTTTGCTCTAAAAAGTTTTTGGCTTTAGCAACCTCTTCCTTTATTGCAAGCTTGCGCTTACGTACAGTTTTTTCATCATCTTCATCCTCGTCATACGAAAATTCATCATTAAGTAAAAACTCAATTTCTTCGTTGTTTAAATGAGGTTTAGATTGTTTATAAAATTCTTTTAGTAAAGTAACATCATCAGCTGATGAATAATCAGCATTTAATCTTACATAGTCTTCAACTGTTCCACCAGTTTCTTCCATAAATGAAACTAGTTTTTCAATGTTTTCTGGCAAAGGTTTACCTGTTACCTTTTCATCTCTTACTGCTTCTTTTAGTTCTTTAGTAGTTTCTTTAACTTCTTCTTTAACTTCTTCTTCTTTTACTTCTACTATTGGCGATATTAATTCTTCGGTGGTCCGTACTTCTTCAACCACTTTTTCGCTACTTGTCTCGTTTTTCTTTTCTTCGACAATAACATTGCTATCATTTGTGCTTTGTGTTTGAACGGCATCTTCTTTATTTTTGTTTAAATCTATCTTAGCTGGTTCAGTTTCTTTTACTTCTGGTTTTTTAGATAGATCTATTTTGTTAGATTCTGGTTTGTTGTTGGATAATTTTTTAGGACGCTTTTTCATTTTAAAGTCACCCTCTTGTAGTATATTTTCTTTGTTTTCCATGATATGATATTATATAATAATTAGCCTAATTGTTAGGCATTTCAAAATTGGTTGGTAAAGTACCATCCTGTCTTTGTTGTATTAATTGGCTTTGTTGAGTTGCTTGTATTTTAGTTCGTTCGTCTTTACGATCTTCTATTAAAGATTCTTTTTCTTTCATAGCTTGAACTTCCATAGATTTTAACTCTTTATCAAATCCATACTGTAATTCTATTAATTGCTTTTTTAATTCAGTTTCGCTCTGCATTCTTTGTAATTCAAATTGAGATTTACCTTGTTCAATTTGTAATGTTGTTTGGGCTAATGCTTGTTGTTTTTGCACCTCAGCCATAGCTGCTCTTTCAGAAGCTTCTGCATTTGCATCAGCTTGAGCTTTTATATTTGCTAGATTATTTTGTTGATCTTTCTCGGCTTTTTGCTCTTGCTTAAGCTTTAATAATTTATTAGCTAATTTTAGATTTTTTATTTCTCTAATTTCTATAGCATCTGGCAAACTTATTGACTGCTGTTGTAAAGCTACTTGTATATTTTGTTCAAGCGCTGCTTTAGCTTCTTCATCTGGTTCAATTTCTAAGTATATACCAAAATCATATAAGTGAAGATTTTGTATTTCTTCCAATGTTTTTACATTGTACAAGCTTATACTATCAATTAAACTTTCTC